ATATAAGGTCTCTTCAAACTTCATTTTATAATTACGGCAACATCTTTCATAAGATTCTTTTAATTGCTCTATTATGTATTCTAGATGTGTAGGGAATTCACCGTTATCATTTGGAGGTATGGGAATATTTGAATTATCAAAATTTGGAATGAAATTATTTGCAAAATCTTTAAAGACATCATTCCCATGTGAATCAAATAATGAAGGATTACGGAAACGTATAGTGAACTTAGCTGCTTTAATATTTTTTTCTTCAATAAATTTGAGTAGTAAAGTGTAAAAGTTTTGTCTTTGGGCTTCTTTTATTTGATCACTAATCAAAGAAGCTTGTTGATCGGCAATAATCCTTTGTTGATCAGCAATATCATTACTTTTTTGAATTTCTAATTGCTGGTCTTGTACAGCCTTTCTTTGTAACTGTAATTCTTTTCTTTGAAGAATTAACGTGATAATCAATATTGCAAAAGCAAGACCACTAAAAAGAGTATTCAGTGCTCCATAAGTATCTCCGAAGGTGCCAAAATTGGTATCCTCAGTGTTTCGTATATTCCACTCAAAAAAATCTGTTAAACCTTTTAAAGCCCAAGGAAATATACACCATATAAACACAATACCTATGATAAATAGTGGAATTAACCATTTCTCATTTTTATTCTGCTGATCTTGGTTATTCGTATTCATTTTTTATCTGCCCACCTGATAACGGCACATATAAGCACCACAGCGCGCATTATGAATCTCAGTACCATCATCTAAGCTAAGGAAGTCTACTTTACCACCTTTAGCAATATTCTCGTAAAGTGCAGCACCTTCTTTACCACCAAGAAGGGCACGTGTAATACGTTGGCCATCATTAAAAATAGCAGAAGCTTTTACAGGCTCCTTACTATTAAATTGCCAAGCAACATCAATAAACTCACGGCTTAACGTGATTTCTAAACCACTTGAGACGTTCTTACTGAAATAATAAGTTGTGGCTGGTTCTCCATTCTCATTGGTAAGTTTTTCTTGTTCAACCACGGGTTCACCAACAGCTTTAATAATTGCCTGGTCATCTTTAATGTCGACCTTAGCTACAGCTTGCGTATAGTCCACTTTTGGCCAATCAAAATGGGGTTTATCTTCTTCCTCAAGTTCAGCTTGACGATCTTCATATTGTTGGCGAATCTCAGCAGCTTTTTGATCTGCAGCAGCTGTATCTGAAGCTTCTTTCTGCGCTTGCTTGTCAGAACAACCAACAGCACCCATAGCACAAAGCAAGATTAAACAAATTCTTTTCATAATGAATAATTTATAAAAATAAAGATTCACTATATTTACATAGTGAATCTTTATTATTCAAGTTTTACTTAGTCGAGGTAGATGTTTCAGTTCCATTTGTAGAAGGCTTTGGATCTTTCTTTTCAGCTACAACGCTAATTACTTGGCTTAGTAAATTATGCATATTTGTTGAAATATCAACTTCATCACCCTTAGAGGCAAACTTTCCATCTGCATTTTGGTTGAAATAGGTTGGCACTAATTGTTTTCGAATAGCTAACTGATCATCATGTGACATATTTGCCATGAATGGTTCTAAAGCTGCTAACTGCAAAAATGTTCTATTATTTTCTTGATAACACTCATAATGTTTTCCAGCTTGCTTTGAAAAGAATAATGCTAAAACCAAGAACATTAATGAAATTGTTAATCTGACTAAAATTGAATAGTAGTCAATATTAGTAGGTTGAGATGCAAACCAATGTTCTAATAAAGGAATAGCAAGAATGAAAATGGTAAAACCAATTGCCCCATACAAGGCTCTACTTGTATATAATCTATATGTTTTATACTCTTCTTTTTCCTCTTCAGCCTTTTCTTTATAGTTTACAATTAAATTATATACCCCAGCTTTTTCAACTAACTCTTTAAATTTTTGATGGTTTTTCTGAGCATTTTCATAGCTTTTATCTATAACCTCTATTTTTTTATTGGTTATAATTTCAAGGTCATCTAACTTTTCCTGTAAAAGAGTTTTAATATCTTCGCCTCTAGAATCTATAATTTGTTGCAGTCTTCTTTCATAACCTGAAAGTTTTGAACTTAAGTCACTATTCTTTAATTCAATATTTTCTAAGTTTTCACTTGTTATTTTTATTGAATCAGTAGATTCTTTTATTTCGAGATTAAATCTTTTAACTTGATTTTCATAGGTTTTAACTAGGTTGCTGATTTGGTTTTCAAATTGCTTTAAAAGTACATTAGTATCTTCTTCAAATCGTTTTTTATAATCTATATTGCTGTAATCACTTGCTTTTTTTTCTGACTCTTTTAAATATCCAACAACAATATTAAGATTGTGAAGTGTCATCGAAAAGCTTGTTTGGATATCTTCTAGATTAGTTTTTGTTTGTGAATAAATTTGTTTAAAGTTTATAGGTGGATCTGATAACTTGTTTTTAATAATAGGATAATTTAATTTGTAATCATTAATACTGTGTTTTATTTTTGAAATGGAGAAAGTAGTTTCACTTACATTTTGCAATGCGTTGAATAAATGATTTTTTAAAGTACCTAAATTAATATCAGCAAAAATATTGTCAAATAAATGAGTAATTCTATTTCTAATATTTTTTAATAACCCGATTGCTTCATAAAAGTATCTATCTATAGCATCTAAATTTGTTGAAATTAGTGCTTTAAAATCTCTTACTTGAATAGGATGGTTAATAAAACTTTCTGACAAATAATCTTCTAACTCTTCTAAATAAACTTTTAATTTTTTTTTCTCATTTGAATAAACTTTAATTACATTTTCTAATGTTTTAATAATATTTTCTTGATTTAATTCACTACTCACAACGTAACACCCCTAAGAACCATATTTATTAAAATAGCAAATTGGTATCTTGACATAACGATTCACTATCGGCAATATGAAAAAGCACAGCAAAATCTGTGTACAGGCGTGAGAACCTGTTTAATTCAAAAGAGAGCAGAAAACATCCGCTCATAGCGGCTTTTTTTTGCCTAAAATGTCTGATCTGATAGACTCTCTATGGTAGATCGGGCAGGGCAGCTTTTAGCTGGCCGTTTACTCTTTTGGACGGTATTCTCACCCCTGTTCGGTCTGCCACCATTACCGTGAGAAGTGATGGCGGTAGGTTTGCAATGAACTTACAAAAGAGAAGATCACCATGAAAAGATCTATTCAAATCATCGAACACACGCCTATCCTTGATTTAGAAGCGTTTTTAAAACGTCAAAAACAAATCAAACGTTCCAAATTCCTCAAAAATCTCTATGAAGGCTCTGCATTTATTTGTATGGTCGCGTTTACATTCTCTTTTCTTTTTCTAGGGAAGTAATCTCATGCAAATCAATGACAATATTATTCCCTATGTGCCGATCGCGCCCCGGGTTCAGGCAACAAACGAAAAAAGCCGTTTACTCTGCGAACAATTATTTTTGCTCATAGATAGTGTGACCAGCAGTCAAATACTTTTTAACCATCAAACTGATAAGGGATTCTTATCAATTTGCCCCGATCAAATTAATGATTTGATTGAAGAGTTATCAATAACTGATCATTCATTCAAAAAAATAGATATAAAGTTATTAAATTCATCGCTAAAAGATCTTATTTATCCTATGTTTATTGGAGAACATACCATTATCAGCCCGATCTGGAATAACACAGAGGTACGGGTTTGGCAATTTCGATTAAATCAAATTGCTAATGGGGTAGATATGGAACTTTTAAATAATGATGCAGAATTGAACTTAGATATGGCTTTAAGTACTTTACGCATCTGGCGCAATTCATTAGAAGCTTCAGTGGGAGTTAAACAGGTTATTTATAATAATAATGACCTAATTTATAAATTGATGGACTTAGAGCAGCGGTTGCAAATAGTCCAGCAAAAACTAGAGGAATAGATAAAAGGCCCACTGTAAAAGGTGGGCTTTTTCTCTAGATTAAATTTCTTCAAAGACTTCTTCATTAATTAAGTCTGTTAATCCTTTTTCTCTTGCAAAATTAAGAACTTCATTCTTCATATGTTCTTTATGCATACGACGAATATTTTCATTATTAATATACTGTGTCCCAAAAATATCTTGGAGAGGAGGTGACTTAATATCATTAATTTGTTGTTGATCTCCTTGAATTTTAAGATGGACATCAAGAACATGTTTTAGGAATTTTGAATCTGCTTTATCTAATACTTTCGCTTCACTCATATCTTGATGAATACTTGAATCTAAGTTAAGAGTGACAACTAAATTTATCATTACATATTCACCTCGCTTTGTCTGAAATTGAGGAGATCGATAAAAAAATGAACTTATTCCAGCAATGTGTAATCCTACTCTTTCAGTTGGATGAGGATACCTTGGATCTTCATTACCTTTATAAAAATCAAAGTAGGCTTTACTTATTGCTTTAGCCATTAACTTACAATAAGCAGTTTTATCTCTTTGAATTTTCTTATCATATTTATAATCAGTTTCAATTATTCTTCTTAAATTATATCCATACGTATAAAAAGCAGTGGCCATTCGTCCTGCAAGAAAATCAGCATGCGCTTCCATAGCAGAGTACTCAGCATTATCTTGAGGTTTATAAACACTATGTTTATTTAGACAATGTGCTAACTCATGGCAAAAAATAAGAACATATTCCATTAACTCGGCTACATCATTTATTTCATGATTCCCTGCATCCGACATATATTTAATTAAATATTCATCTAACTCTTTTTTCTTATTCGCTGAAAACACAGGATAAGAGTTTCCTTTTTCTTCTGCTATGACATTAAACCTTATTAAGTTTTTTAAATCTGCACATAAAAAGGTGAATAACTGTTTTACTTTAATTTTTGCCATTTCTAACTACTTCTATAATTAAGTTACTTATTATCAATTTCTTTTGCATAAACAGTACTTAAACGCAGTAAAGCTTCCTGAGCTTCGGTGCTGAGCTGTCTATACGCTTTTAATAATAAACTTTCTTCACTCGTAAGACCGCTAAAGTCGGGATCAATTCCTAACAGCACATAACGAATATCAATGCCTTGTTTTTGAAGTTTCGCTAGATATACCCATTGGTCAGGCACTTTGTTGCGGACATAGTTACCTAACGTATTTTCATGGGCATCAATACTTCTTGAAAGTGGTTTTGCTTTCAAATTCTTACGTTCCAGCTCTTCTGTGAACCTTTGTGTAATCTCTACAGCCAAATTTTCGGACATATATTTCACCGATACTTATTAAAAGACTAAATATTTATGCTATAGTGATTCGTAGCACATCACTATAACCGTAGGATACTGTATGAGTACAGAAACTTCACCTTCTAATCGTTCCCGATCTAAAAAGATCAGCGGTGGTCGTGTTGCTTGCATCGTTTACTTACCAAAAGAAGAAGTACAGGAAATCGATAAAGAGGTCGAAGAAACGGATACAAGCCGTTCCAGCGTCATCGCACGAATCTATTACTTAGGTAAAAAGCAAACATCAACCAACGAGGACCCAACCCAATGAGTCTAATGAAACAAAAACGGGATAACCGTTACAACGTCAATCTAACTGATGATGAGTCTGAACTTTTTAAAGTTGTCTCACGGCTTACAGGTGTTAATCCTGGTGTAATCATGCGTCAGCTTGTGATGAAACAAGCTTTAGCTCTGCTAATTGCAGAAGACATTCAAGATAACTTTAGCTTAGAGACCTACTTAAAAAAAGGCGCATCAGATCACCTTTCTAGGAGCTGAATTGATGCCTACACAGGAAATAGCTCTTACTGATAAAGAGAAGGAAATTGTACAGGAAGTACAAAAGTCTTTAGGTCTAAAAACCATTGAAGAAACCATTGAGTACCTTGCCAGACAAAGGATCCAAGAACTACTTGGAAAATTAGCAGGGCAGGAACTTAGAAAGAAAAATCGGCATTTATTTTAAGGCAGTTTATTGAAAATGATGTTTCCAGAAACCAAAGCTTTAGTAGTAGAAAAATTGAAAGATGTCTACGGCTTTAAAGTAAAGGGCAACGATAAATTGCGTGGTAGATGCCCAGACTGCAACCACAAGGAAGCATCAGCGTGGACATATCCTGAGGAACCGTGGGTAGTTTTCTGCCCACGTAAAAACGAATGTGGTAAAGAAAACCACATTCGTGATTTATTCCCTGAGTTATTTGAAAAATGGGAAAAACGATTTGAACCAACCCCTGAAGATCCAAACAAAACTGTAAATGCTTATCTTGTTGAAGGTCGAGGATTTCCTTTAGAACCGTTAAGAGGTCTTTACACGCAAGAAAGCATTACCCGTTATAAGCCTAAGAAAACCACTTCTATTACATTAAGATTCCCAATCACAGATGAAGAAGGGAACCCTGGATGGTGGCAGCGCGTTCTAGATGAACAAGGCGTTTTGCCAAAAACCACATTTAAAGAAGAATGGTCTTCAGCAGGCCATGCATGGATGACACCAAATACAAACTACATCGAGTCAAAAGAGATCTGGATTACTGAAGGTATCTTTGACACGATCGCTCTTTGGTTATCAGGCATTACTAGCTTTTCAGCTTTATCTGCTGGAAATTACCCTAAAATTTTCCTCAATCACATTGCAATGAAATGTGCTGAACAAGAGCTGCCATTACCAAAGCTTGTGTGGGCATACGACAACGATAATGCTGGGCATGAGGGTATAAGAAAAAACATAGCCTTAGCTGAAGAACTCGGCTTCGAGTCTGAAGCTGCACTTCCTCCTAGTGGGCGTAAAAAAACAGACTGGAATGACCTTTATAAACAAGATCGTCTCAAGTTTTCAGATATAGAAACTTATAAATTTTACGGTTCTTTATTAATCGCTGAGAAACCTGTGGATAAAGGCATACTTATCTACAAGCGTTATGGTACCAAGTCATTTCCTTTCGATTTCAATAACTGCGTCTATTGGTTCAAATTAAACATGGACAAATACGATGACTATATGAAAGGTATCGATTTTGAGCCAAATGATAATGAAGATTGGGCACAAGAGGAAAAAGACCAAGCTACATCTGAACGTCGTGAATCAGCCATTCAGCATGCTGCAGATGTCGAAATTATGATGGAATGCCGCCCACATGGTCTTTATTACCAATACCAGAAAGAAATTGATGAAGCAGATTATTACTTTCAGATAGATTTCCCACGTGGTGCAAAGACGATAAAAAACACTTTTAGTCCTTCCCACATTTCTTCAGCTCCAGAGTTTGGCAAACGCCTTTTACATGTTGCACCTGGTGTTTTTTATGAAGGAAACAGTAAACAACTACTCGCTTTTTTAAAGCGTGAGCTCAAGGATATTAAGCGTGTTCAGCTTATTGATTATGTGGGATATCACGCAGAGCAAAAAACCTATGTTCTAGGCGATTTGGCCTATCAAGCTGGTAAGCAATATACGATCAATAAAGAAGATTATTTTGAGCTACCACGCCATACCAACCTTAAATGTAATGCTCCGTTTGCATTGGAAATAAACAAGAACCAAGAAGAGTATCAACAAACTTGGGTTAAAGATCTCATCGATGCCTATGGCGTTAAAGGCTTAATTGGATTAACAGCTTTTTTTGGTGGTTTATATGCTCAGCAGATCCGTAAGACACATAAGTCTTTTCCATTCTTAGAGCTAGTTGGTGAACCGGGTACAGGTAAATCAACACTCATTCAGTTTTTATGGAAACTGTTTGGGCGTGTGAATTATGAAGGTTTAGATCCAACTAAAACATCTAAAGCAGGTTTAATCCGTACTTTACGCCAAGTATCTAATCTTCCAGTTGTATTTATTGAGTCAGATCGTCAAGGGGAAAATGCATCAAAGCAGTTCAACTGGGATATGTGCAAAACCATGTACGACGGTGGCTCATTAGGTGCCATGGGTGTAAAGGCAGGCGGTAATACAACATACGAACCACTGTTTATGGGCACTTTAATTATTAGCCAGAATGCTGAAGTACTAGCATCTGAAGCGATTATGGGCCGTATTGTCCATGTTCATTTTTATAAAGATCAGTTAAGTAAAGCCAGTCTCCACGCCTCACGCAACTTATCAAAATATGAACCTGAGAACGTTACCCAATTCATTCTGCAATGTTTAAGCAAAGAAAAAGACATTTTAGATGCCTTCAATATTGGCTATGAAAAATATGATGCGATGTTGCATCAGGAACAATACAACATTCAAAGCTCTCGTATTGTTCACAACCATGCCCAGCTTATGTCTCTATTTGATGCGATGTGCCGTCATGTAATTGAAGTGCCGGCACAAGTACAAAAACAGGTGACTGAAGAATTTATCAAGATGGCTCAGAGCCGTGACAAGGTCCTCAAATCAGATCCAGCCATAGTTCAAAACTTCTGGAACACCATTGAAGAAATGGAAGATGCGATTAAGAAACCTGACCATATCCATAGTGTTGTCAATCATTCAGCTAAATCTGAACTTTTCGCTATCCATTTTGCAAGTCTATATAAACACGCAGCGGATTATCGTTATCCATTACCTGAAATAAACGAGCTTCAAAACGCGCTTCGTCACAGTTTGCATTACCGCTTTGTTGAAGCGAACAAAGCCATACAAAGCAAAATTACCAATTCAACAAAACGGTGTTGGATCTTCGAAAAACCAACATCACAACGGGATTAAACCCATTCATTAAGGAGGGCATAACAATGCCAGTCATAAAATTTGAATATGAAGTCAAAAGTGAACAAACACACAAACTTTGTGTTGAAGGTTTACTACCAATCCTATTTTTCGAACTACCAATGACCCAGAAAGAACGTAATCGAATTATAGGTACAAAAGTAACCCGCTCAACCTTAAGCCGTAAGCAACTTAAAAAGATTGAAAAAAAGTTAGAGGCTGGGCCTGTAAAGTTTTTTATCGATAGCATTTTACGTGTCGATCATTACAGCAAAAAATTCAAAATTCGATTAACCGAAAAATGATTTTAAGCACACATACAAAAGCGGCAACTTTTTTATGTGCAACTCAATCACCGGAGAGAAATATGTACCAATTAACTATCGAAACCCAAGCAGGTTTGAAAACATCGCTTCAAATAGATAATGAAGTTGCAAAACTTCTTAATATGAATGGATTTCCACGTTCTGCAACACCACGTGAAAAAGTACTGTCAGAATTTGAGAAAGTTACTAATAACCTTCCTCTTCAAAATTCTTTTGTATCAATAAAAGATTGGCTTGGATTGATTTTAAAAGATTCAAACTCAGAATTTTTTACTATTCAGCTGGAGGCTATTCCAGCAGTACAAGCAACAGAAAAAACGGATTTAACTTCTCTTTTTAAAGATGCACGAATCACACCAGAACCAGGCAAAGAAATTCTAATTAATACGGTTACAGGTCAGCTCGTTTCTCCAGCTTTATATGACTCATTCTTTAAAAGATACCGGATACCAGCTGGGGAAGTGCGCCCTTACATGATTAAAAGTTGGGCTTATTTAGATGATGTAAATAAGGTCTTAAATCTTACTGCATTAGAAGATAAGGAATTATTAGCGCAACTAGAAAAACAGGCAAAAGAGGAACAAAAAAAATCTAAAGAAGGTTCATCACTTTCAGAAGTTTTGAAAGAAATATTGAACATGGGCGATGCAGAACTTTTTAAATCTGAAACTAAACATTAATTTTTAAAACACACATACAGAAGCGGCAACTTCTGTATGTGCCACACAATCACCGGAGAGCAATTATGCAAAACGATTCTAACGTAGAAACCACTCAAGCGGAAATTCCTACACATTTAAAGTGTGATCCGCGCATCTTCAATGTGAGTTTGAAAGATGATCATGGAGAGACCTGTGAGCTTGTATTCAAAATCATTATTAAATGTACTGATGAAGCACTTCATGAACACAATAAGTTTTGGTCTAACCATCAAGAAAGGTTAGAAGATAATAATGGAGATATTGTCGCAGTAATTTTAAAGCTGATTGGTCCAATGGTGCACAAAGCTTGCCATGCTGGTAAAGATTGGATTGGGGTTGGCAATAAATATGGAATTAACTCAATTTTTAATGAAGAAGGTTGGGACCCTGACTGCTTCGAAATCACAAAATTATATTTCGAAGATTACATCAATGATGATGCATTTGAAGTCTCACCAGCAGTACAGGAGGCTTAATGATGACTAATATTGATTTTGATCAAGAAAGAAAAGATCTTGAAGCTGAAAATGAACGCTTACGGTATCTGGTGGGTGAGAAGATTGGACATCCCTCAGCGCGTGATTTGCTAGATGCTGAAATTAGCAGACAACTTGCTGAGCAGAAAGCGAATGGTGAGAAGGAGTTTATGTCAGATGAGGACGTAGAAGGCTTGATCAGTGAAGTGCTTAAGGACCATGACGAAAATCCTAACAAATACTGGAAAAATCTTTATCGCCAAATTGATGATCTGTTTGCTCAAGTCGCTAAGCTATCAAATCCAATGCTTCAAAACAATTGCATGATTGACCAAACATGGTTCATGAAAGGCACACCCGTAGCAAATCTCATTAAACATGCTGAAGGAGTTTATCTGGCTGAAGTGGCTGCGCAGAACTCCAAAATCAAATTTGGTACGGACGATAATCAACAGTGGTTCGCCCATGATGTTCCATTCTTTGGAACTGTGCAAATTGATCGTATCGAAGAGCATGGTTTAGTTGAGTGGGATATCCATTTTAATGAATGTTGGCAAGGCCCTTTTAATTCAAAGCAACGATGCATTCAGCACTTAGAAGAATGCATTGCTGAAAAACGACAAGAACAAAGTACTGAGGTAAAACCAGCATGCAAAATTTGCGGTGAGCATTGGTCAATGGACGAATGTGCTATTTGCAATTCAACGGATAGAGATTAAAGGGAGGTTAAGTAATGAATCATGATCAAGAATTAGTTCAATGCTGCCGTTGTAGAAATAAACATTTGGTTAAAGATCGCTTACGTCAACCTAATAAATCCATAATTGGATTAACTGATCGAGTGTGTCCACGTTGCAAAGCGCAAAGCTATTACAAGGTCAGTGAGGTGAAGAAAAATGTCTAAATATCATTGCAAATGTGGTGGCCTTATCCTTCCTAACTTTGATGCTTATAAAGTTGGTGATGAAGTCAACTTTATGATCCAAAAAAGAGAAGGTGCGTATCAGGGAAAAATTGCGGTTAGTCAAAAAGCACATAACGGCACAATCACTGAAATTAAAGGTGATGAAATCACCGTTAAAACTCGTGTAAGAACCTATGTTCTATACAGATATGAAATGACTCCGAAGGAAGCACCAGGACCAATTGATTATTTTCGGATTGGCCAATGCCGATGTGAGCTTGATAAAAAAATTAAAGGAGGGAAAACACATGCAGTTCAACCTTAAAAATGCAATGTTTTTCAACCTGATTTTCTCAATTTTGGTGAGCACATCAATACTGGTCTTTGGAGAATATTAATGACAGCTTTAATTTTTGATACTGAAACCCATAAACTGCATGGTGATATCATTGAGGCAGCAGCTGTAGAAGTCATTTTCCCAACTTTTACAGCAGATATTCCAATCATCCCAACCATGTTTGATTTCATTAAACGCTATAAACCAAGTGAACCAATTTCAATTGGTGCAATGGCTGTACATCATATTGTTGATGAGGATCTTGTGAAATGCCCATCTTTTACGAAGTTCCAACTTCCAAAAGATGATGTCCAATATTTAATTGGCCATAACATTGATTATGATATTGCAGCCATCAACCGCGCTGGCGTTGTGACTAAAGGTATTAAAGCGATCTGTACATTGGCAATGGCCAGATACTTATGGCCAACATTGGAAGCCCATAACCTTTCTGCACTTGCGTATCAAATTAGCAAAAATCGTAAGTCGACTCGTCGTGGTTTGCGGAACTCTCATTCAGCTTTAAACGATTGTAAAACTACATATTTGTTATTGCTTGAGATTGTTCAAACGAAAGGAATTAAATCTTTTGAAGAACTGTTTGAATTTTCAGAACAGGCAAGATACCCAACCCATATTTTTTACGGTAAATATAAAGGTTGGGCAATTAAGGATATGGATGACAGAGATATTCACTGGCTAATGAACAAAACTCTGGATGGATATCTCCATATAGCTCTCGAAAATGAGCTACTTTCAAGAAATAGTATAGACGAAAAAGACGAACTGCCGTTCGTTTAATTGCACACCTCTTATGCGCCTCCGATCGGGGGCGCATTCCTCTAAAATATTCGTAATTATTTAAAATACTTAAATGTAGGTCTACTTATGTCTGCAGGTTTAGAAGTTCGTGGGAAATCGATGCGAATTTGGATGCGTCCGATCGCAACCGAACCCGTCATTAAAGAAACGTTAGACTGGGAATTTACTCCAGATAATCAAGATAGAGCAGAAAAACTGGCCAACTTAATAAAACTAGAAATACAGCTGGAGCAATTCAGCTTGGCCAAACATTTTCCACACTCAAAACACTTAAAAAAGAATCAGATTAGTTACTATGCTCAGCTTTACTTGAGCCAAACAATTAAAGAAGTTGCACCCAGTACTTATGACTCTTATAAAGGCCATGTTTACAATCATATCATTCCAAAATGGGGCCAAATAAACCCAAAAGATATAAATACAAACATGCTTAAAAAGTGGATTGAGCACTTAAAAGATAGCTTAAACAATAAGACCGTACGAGAAATTATTACTCGTTTTTCGCAGATCCATGCGATATGGCGCGATGAAAGACAAATGCCTTATAACCCATTTGAAAACATTGTAATTCACCAAGTTGATACGCCTGAGCCAGATCCATTTAGCAAAGTCGAAATTGCAATGATCTTAAACACTGAAACGGATCTCGATATTCAAAACTTGTTGCCTTGTTTGTTTTGGACTGGCCTTTCGATGTCGGAGCAGATCCCGATCGCTTGGGAAGATATTGACTTAGAGAAGGGTACTATCCAAATTTCTAGATCTTATGTCCGGGGAATTTATCGGGTTACCAAGAATCGACGCAGAAAACGGAAAATCAAACTTCTTGAACCGGCAATTACGGCTCTCAAAAAACAATATCAAATCACAGGTAATGCTCGAGCAAAAACAATTGAAGTACTTCAGCGTGACAATAAGACCAGGAGAGCCGAAAAAGTTCGTTTTGTCTGGATTAACCACGAACGGTCAAATCATTTTGAATATCATGAACTGCGCTATCGTTGGAATAAACATTTAAAGAAAGCAAAAGTTCGCAAACGTGGAATTAACCAAGGTCGACATACCTTTGCCAGCCAACTTCTAACGTCTGGCCAAGTTCCTCCAGAGTGGATTGCCGAGCAGCTTGGCCATAGTGATACATCTATGATTTACAAGCATTACGGCAAATTGATCGCTGAAGATCTTCCCGACTACATTACCAAGCTAAACAACTACATCACGATGTAATTCTATTTACTTCAAACTTACTCTAAACCTTACATTCGAAACCTATTCTAAGTGCCTATAACTCTAGGCACTTTTTTTATTTATTACTCCATTACTTCAAATCAAATATAACCGCCAATAAAGCTTAAGCCATTGATTCAGCACGTTTCAAAAAGTGGCCATAAATAACAATAAAAGCTTGGCCACTAACCTGTATAAAAGAACAAAAATTCCCATATTCAGCATTATTAATGAATAGTTGTAAGCTAAATAACTGATTTATATATATCTATATGCTTAATTGTGGTGGGTTCGAATCCCGTCATTCACCCCAATTTCGGAGCATAGCACAGCCTGGTAGTGCACCTGGTTTGGGACCAGGGGGTCGTAGGTTCGAATCCTACTGCTCCGACCATATATAAAAGCGTTTAAGCTTTCTAAAATATCCCAAATATTGAAAAGAATTTCTTCTAGTCTTACAGGTAGAAGGAATTTTTTTGTTTTTATATATTTAAATTTTAATTCAAACGTCTCCAATATTTGAGCTTGTTTAAATAAGCTCTATTTCTTCTTATTTCTATTAATTAAAGATTTTAAAAAATTATATGTGTATGTTCGGATTTGACAAACAAGGACTAAAAATACGGATTGTGAATAGCTATTTGAACTATTTTTAAAAATATCCGTCTAGATATGAATCCTGTGGGGTTTCCTAAATATGATTCTGAAGTTATGAAGCGTTTCTGGTATAAGCGTTTTATGAATGCATACCACAATGTACGAGAGCCTAATGGGTTAATGAGTTGGGCAGAGGCCCCGCAAATGTGGCTTGCTTGTTATAAGAGGGCACAATCAAATAAAAGGTAAAACTGTGATTACACCACGTTCTTTTAAATACTGATAAGTAATAACTTTTTGTGATTGCAATACGCCTAAGACTAAAACTATTAGTCCAATAATCATAAAGCCATGGGGTAAAAAATAAAGAATATCATTCATGTCTAGTAGACGTGACTTCAGTGAGGTAAATGTCAAAATATTTGGAACATTCATAAAGAAGTATCCGAGAAGTAAAAATATTGCTGCTTTTAAAAACTTAATTTTAAATTGTTTATAGTTAAGCCAGCCATACACAGCCGTGACATGAAAATCTTGATCATATTCAAAAATTAAGTATCTTCCTTCTTGCTTTGACATATATCTATAATGATATGAACCTAACCTAGCTCTAGGATACTTTTTGTTAAATTCCATCATAGAGAAATAATCAAATTTTGAAGACCTCGTCATCTTCTGAACATATAACTCTTTAATTTTAATTTTTAATTCTTCTTTTTTATTTGGATCTGTTTCAAGTTCAACTAACTTTCCATAGTTCTCAATATCTTTATCGATTCTCAGGAAAAGAGGAAAAATCAACTTAATGAGATCTATAAATAAATAAACAAGATCTTTCATTATTAAATCCTTTCAATTTGATAACGGCACATCGATGTACGAGAGCCTGATGGCTTAATGAGTTGGGCAGAAGCCTCTCAAATGTGGCTGGCTGGATATAGAGAAAATAAAGGGTAAAAAAAGCCGCTAAGCGGCTTTTTTTATTCAGAGAATAATAAGCTAAAAACCGAATTTCCAT